TTCAATCCTAGAAATATGGGTGATCTTCTTACAAATATATGGGTAAAAATAGCATTACCAGAGTGGAGTGTAAGTGAAAAGTCTGACTGGTTTTATAGTGATTTCGTGGGGAGAAGACTTATAAAAAATATAAAAATGAGTGTGGATGGGCTCATTTTACAGGAAATAAATTCTGATATGTTCATGATTTTTGATCAATTATATAAAAGTTATGATCAAAAACTTTCATTAAATGCACAGTCTAATCTAAATAGATATTCAAATAAATTTTCATACGTACCCGAACTTGATTTAGACGCACAAAATAATTTATTTATTCATATACCGTTATTTTTCACCCAAAATTATGGTGGAGATGCATACCCAGAAAATAAACAAAACAGACCTTCATTTCCCGTGTGTAGTATACATAGACAAAAAATACAATTTGAGATTGAATTTCATAAACCCACTTATTTTATATATTCTACTCTCACGTCTCGAGTGTTACCTTCGAAGATGATTGATAATTTTAAAATTGTCACAGAAGAAATCACATTGAACAATGAAGAACGATTATACTATAAAAATAACCCCATAACTATACCCATGGAATTTATAAAGAACCACAGTTCTAGGGATATACATTTAAAAAATGATAGAACATTTAGTATAAATTTAGAACCAACTATACCTGTAAAGATGTTTCATTGGTTTTTTAGATCAAAATATTACGAGGATGAGGGAGATTATCATGAAATCAAGGTACAAAATCGAATGAATTTCAAGGGTGCCCGTTTTAGATTTAGTGACCCCCTAACTATTTTGGGACGTGCTTCATTCGCATTAAATGGTGAAGTATTCCCAAGGGTAACAAAAATAGATGCGGGATATTTTAAGCGCTATATACCTTACACATCAAAAATGTCAGAATCCGGTTTAATTCCTAGTGCCTTGGCGAATTTTTCACATTATGATCTCACGGAGGCGATGGTACATTCGAGTTTAGCTTATGGTGATATATTTTCTTATAATTTTGCTCTTTATCCAAAAAGTACACAACCTTCAGGGTTTCTAGATTTTTCACAACTGAATTCCGATAAAACACAATTACATATAGAACTCTCAAATTTGTCGAAGGATACATTGATCCGTTACGTCGAGGATAATCATAAGTATCTATTTGGGATACCTTCGGGTGGTAGTTCCTATTTAGCGGAACCATTTTCACTTGAAAAATTCACCATGTATCTATATTATAGCGGCTACAATATGTTAAAATTTGAAAATGGATTTGTATCTTTTATGAGTTAAAAAAATAATGACTTAAATTAAGTATGTCAGGTAGACTACAATTAGCCGGTAGAGGCTTGCAGAATGAATTGATCGATGGAACTCCAACACAATCAAATTTTTTATTCTCCTTAAAAAAACATACAAAATTTGCTTTTGATACACTCGAAATTCCGGTTACTGGTGCAGATTATGGTAAAGAATCTATTTGTTTTATACCACTTGACGCAGGTGACCTCATTACGGGAATGACACTTAGATATAATCTAAATTTCGCGAGTCGGGCTTACCGAGATGCCTTACGTACTGTAGGTGTGACACGTTACCCGGCTGTTCATTTGATTGATCACATCGATTTGTACATCGGTGGTATGCATATACAAAGACTAACTTCTCAATGGCTTGAACTCTATAATAAAATTGCGTATGAACGAGCTTTATATGAAGCGAATAAAGAATCGGCTAATTTTGTGAGAGGTGAGATAATATTAGGTTACCCAGATGAACCTGTACCACCCGTATATATAGATTTACCTTTCTATTTTCATGATAATTTGAAATCATCATTACTTACATGTAAACTCCAAAAACAGAACTGTTATATCAAAATAAAGTTCAAGTCCTTATCAGCTATATTAAGACCCAGCAATTTTGCGTATATTTCCAGTAGTTTGGGACTAGGTGACGTGGCGCCACATTTATTATATGATCCAGTGATAGATAGTATGAATGAAAATATAAAGATGGGTAGTGTATCTATATTAACTAAATACGCATACTTGAATAGAGAAGAAGTAAATTACTTGAAAAGTAGACCAATTGAACAGGTTATTACTCAACTCCAATTGAAACGCTTTGATGTTCCAATTGGAGAAACGAAACGAGTCCAGCTCAATTTTAAACACCCAGTTAAAACACTCTATTTTTTTATAGGTTCTAAAAATCCAATTTCTAAAGGTATTAATTATATGGACAATATAAAATTTACAAACGCTAAACTTTTATTCAATAATCAAATTGTGTTCGATGAAGGTCCCGAAAAACTCATATATTACAACTCAAAGACAAATACATATTCGGGAATGTATATCGGTATTCCTTCAAATTATTCAACTATTAATGAGAAAATGGAAACAGGTACTTATTCATTCGCTATGTATCCCCTAAAGAAAGAACCAACTGGACATGTTAACTTTAGTCGTATCATTAACCAGGAGTTTGAAATAACGATACCCGAAACTGAAGATATAGGAGGCGGTTCATATATTGACCAGGTAAACGAATGTCAGATATATGCCGAGAGTTACAATATTTTACATTACTCAAGTGGGTTAGCTGGCTTAAAATTTTAATATGTAAATAATATAATGGCTGGTAAAGTTCAAATTGCTACAAATGGTTTCATAACTGAGCAATTAACCGGTGAACCAGATTTTACGTTTTTCAACCATAGATTCTCGAAACATACACATTTTGCGAAAGAAACTATTAAGATCAGTCCAGATAATGAAAAAGTTGTACAAACTGGTGATCATGTAGAATTTTCTATACCAGCTAATAGCGGTGATATCATAAATGGATTGTCTATCAGTTTTAGTATTCCCGACAATTTAAATGTACTTAATACCGATAGCGCGGCAGTATACGTAGTCGATCAATTTGGTATAAGTGTATTTGAGTACATCGATCTTTATTTGGGTGATCAATTAATCGATCGAATCACACCAGATGATATACATATTCATACTACCACACGGTCACCTTCTACATATAATAATACAAATGCGTTTCTACATGGGTTACGCTTTAATCCCACTAAATATAATGCCAGTTTCAATGCTAGTTATACACCACGATTTCATTATGGTACACAAAATATTAATGGACAATTTCATCGTCTACTAGAAAGTAATTACGTTCAAGGTCTCACGAATCGCGCGATTTTTAACTTTATGGTGGAGCTCCCGTTTTATTTTCACGATCGTCCAAAATATGGATTTCCTTTATGTTCTATACAATCACAGGAACTCAAAATACGTATGAAACTTCGAGATGGTAGAGAGGTTCTTTTTCCAGTGGATAATACAAGTTTCGACACGTCGAAACCCAAATCAGAATGGGATTACGCAAATGATCATAAAAGTAATAATTTTCAGCTTTCAGATTTCAAACTTAATATGGATGTTATACATTTAGATAAACGTGAACGAAAAACAATTAAATCTTTATGTAAAGATCTTTTAATTGAACAGAATCAACATAATACGTTTACTATGGGAAGTGGGGTGATAAATGAAAAGTATCGATTGGATTTAAAAAATTGTGTCAAAGAGCTTTATTTTATAGTTAAAAAAAAATATAAACCATTGACCACCGAAGAAATTAATACTTTAAATGCGTTATCTAATGCGAGTAAACCCGATTCTATATTTACAAACAATCCTACTGCAATATTTCAAAAACCAGTACCATGTATTTATATGCGCCAGAAATATGTAACATTAACATGCGATGGACTACCAATTTTGGATGATACAACGGGTTCTCACCAATTTTTGTCCGCATGTATACCTGATATATATCACAAACAATCCCCTTACGAAAGTAATTTAACCATGTACAGTTTCGCGTTACATCCAGATAATATGGAACCATCGGGTGATCTTAATTTTACAGTTATCAAAGACGCTACCATAGAAGTGGAATTGTCAAATGATGGTGCGTATGCCAACACTACACCTTCGAGTAGCACAGCGGCTTATGTTGTTCATGTAGAAAAGGATGTACATATAATTGCTAAAAGCTATAACATTCTTCGTATTAAGGATGGTGTAGGGGAAATACTATTTTAATTTCTCGATAGTTCCGGGTACTGTGGAACTATGGGGAATTATTTATTAAAAAGTGATGTCTTATTATCCTTGATATAATCGATAATCTTATTCTTGATACACCATTTGATGAAATTCAACTGTGCCAAAGTTGTATGAATTTCATGAGATGTACCGGGTACGGTATATGGGAACTTTTCAGATCTACAAAATGGATCAAAAAGTTTCTTACTGTACCCATCTAAACTTGATTTATATGCGTAGTGTACGGTAAAGATCTTACCGTCGGTCGTTTTGTAGGATGTGTGATTTTTCTTGGCGTAATTTGTAATAAACCATTCGAGGTTTCTCAAGGATATGCCACTGGTCTTGTCTAGTATATTCATTAACTTGGATCTATTTAATTCTTCGCTGTAAAAATGGTTTATTGATGTTAGTAGAATATCTGTTTTACTCATTATGAATAATAGAATCCAAATCTATAAGTCCCTTCGATGATGCAGATTTTTCACAACCTGGGCAACCAATTACATTCCTAAGACCTGGCCCATGATTATGTCCATTGATACTTTCGTGTGTTCGTTGTTTAATTTTATCACCTTGCTTTTGGTGTTTACCACAATATCCCCCGGGGTTAGATTTAAATGTACATCTTGAACCATCCGGTTTCGTACCTTTACATATGGGATTCGATGACAATATAGGAATATCTTTTAATAACGAAGCTAATTTAATTTGATACTTATTTGCTATTATTTCTGCATAGGAAGTCATCATAATATCAATACGTGCCTCCAATTCTTCTTCGAATACTTCTACAATTTTAATACGGAAACTCATAGTTACTTACTTTGTTCTAGTTCATAGTTTTTAAATAAGTCTTCAACACTTTCTTCGTGTTTGATTCTCGTATTTTTAATTCTAATTTTTAATTCTGACACATTTCCATCGGATTCTAGTCCGAGCTTTTTACATTCTTCCACCAGATCCGTTTTTTTCATTGAACTCAATGCTGGTTCGCGTTTTTTTGGTGGTGGTTTACATTGGTTAATGAGTTCACCAAAAATTTCTTGTTTTGTATTTTCGAATAATGGATCCAATAGGTCACATACAGGGTTCAAAAATTTATTTATGAAATAATATTTATAATCTACCGGGATATTATTTTCCTTTACATACACTGGATCTTCTGATTTTTCAAATGCCCTCGCTTTAGGATCACCAGTATTTGTCAAAAGATAGGGTACACGATCACCGGATTGTGGCTCTGAACCTGGTTTTCGCTCCCTCATTTTATTAACAACTTGTACGTGTGCTTGATTAATGTTACAACTTTCGGAACTCTTGATTGATACAGATTTTCCATTAACTTTGTACTGGTCTGAGAGACCTTGACTCAATATGAGCTTCTCGTGTGGTACATCTCCCGAAAGAAGTTCTATCGCGCGTTCTTTAGCGAGTTCCTTTGGTGGCCCGGTATCACTCGATGTAAGAACGACATCAAGGAGTTCTTTACACACCTCCCGAACATGGGGTGTATTATCTCGACGAACAACCTGAAGACCCTTGATATCTATATAATCCATGTGCATCTTGTCATCTTTCCCCTTTGTCCAAAGCTTAGCTGCGTATCGTTTCTTTGAATATAGGAAATATGGCCAATACACTTTCTCGAGCTCCAAGTTGTTTGGCTTCTTAAACAGTGCGCTACACTCTTTCGCAGCCTGTTCGCCAATTTCCCAGCTATACTTTACAGCTTCTTCACCTACTCGATCTCCTACATTAAACTCTACCATGACTGAATCTGTATCCCCATATCGAACTTTCGCACCTGGGAAGTTTTCTTCTACATAGTTCTTTGTCTCTTCGATCATTGCGCGACCCTTATACGTGGTTGTAGATGCGATAGGTACACATGGGAGAATACCTTTACCGGCACCCGTAAAGCCATACACAGAGTTCATTGAAATTTTGTACGCCAATTGTTTACCATTATACACCTCTTTCATATACCCGGTTGCAGTTGCCATATCCTTTTTCGCCTTTTTACGAAACTGTTTGAGTTCCAAAAGAATTGCTGGTAAAAGGCTTGGGATATCTTGCGCAAATTTATACGTTCGATCACCAATAGTAAACGTTTCATATTCAATACCAGGTATGTTTCCATATTCTTTCTCATTCATTACGTATGAAGAATAACATAAATTATGTGCCATCATAATCGATGGATACAGTGCTTCAAAATCGAGTGCCGTGATAGGTGTATAATAGGCACCTTTCTGTGCGTCAAGTACAGTAGCACCTTCATAGTGCTCTTCTGGTAGCTGCCCGTAGCGAATTGTCGGGACCATAAATCCCAACTCGCGAGCTTTCTTGGTCAATTGACTAAAAACCTTGATTTGTTGACCTCGTTCAACGAGGAAACATAGTGGTACCCATGTCGCTTTAGCCATCTCAACCAGGTTGAGTAGAATACACATCTTCTTCATGAGTTTATGTGGGAGTAAAGTATCCTTGATACAATATTCAGCAACTTCCCGAAGTTTTACCGGATCACCTTCCAAATATCGCGCGAACATCTCCCTTGGTGACATATCAATCTTCTGGTCACCTAGATACAACTTCGAAACATTATTCAAGCTGTATGAATCTAATTTATACCCCTTCTTTACTTCATGAAACATATCGAATATGAATCGTCCAGACATAGGAAGGAGTTTTAGAACATTATCCCCTAACGCACTTGAACTCAGGTTTTTAATGGAAATTTCACATTCCCGGTTTTTCAATTTACCGAGCTTGAAAAACTCGGGATCACAACCTACAATGAATGCTCGTGTGTATATATAATTAAGATCGAACCCGAAGATATTCCATCCAGTCATAATATCCACGTCTTTTTCATGTATATATTTCTGAAACGCTTCAAGTAATTCTCGCTCCGTATCAAAACTGATGATGTTCGACCCCTCTAGATTAGAATCTGTTTTTTTGTAACATAAACACGTCTTGTCATATGGTTCGTCATTTCCAAATGTACACAGGGAAATCGCAATTTGAAAACATGCGTCACCTTTCACATTGGGATCTGGAAATTTACCAGTCGAACTATTACATTCTATATCAAATGATGCAACAACAAATGGGGCAATATCATCACGTGCGACTGGTTTAAGTGTTCTCCAGTCGTTACAGAATAAATCGATGCTAACATTTGCTAAATGTGTGCGGACACAATTGTCACCAGAGTCAAGCCAACCAGTCGATTGAATACCCGTTCGATGCATCAAACGAAGTAATGGATCAATATTTGATTCAAATACTTTGAATTTTTCCATACCGTAAGACATCTGAATAGCGGTTCTCAATATGTAGTCAAGACGGCGTCTACTTTTCAAGTTTTTGAAATCGAGTTTCATATAGGAAAACTCTTTGTTGTTTTGAAATCCCCAGACATCCTTCGATTTCATAATCGAATATGACACAAGACAGTCGGGTGATTTTTTATCGAGAACTCTATAAATCTCTTGTACGGTTTGTTGTGTAACCCGCTCAGGGAGTTTAATGAAAAAATAGGGTGTAAATTTAGTTGTTACACATATAGATTTCCCATGTTCAGTCTTACCAAAAATACTCACTAAATGTTCATCGTCTGCGTCAGTTGTTTCCCATGTGAGTGCCTGAAACTTTACACCCATATCCCTTGTGTATACATCGAGCTAAAATTTTAATATCATTTACTAATAAATGTCAGCTGCTTTAATTGACCTCGTGTCGGTTGGTGCCCAGGATGTATACATCACGGGTCAGCCTGAAGTCAGTTTTTTCCGTCAAAATTATAAGAGATACACTAACTTCTCGATTAAGCCAGAAAGGCTTGATTACATCGGTACTTTCGGGAGTGGAAACGAAGTGACCATACCTATCAAATCCAAGGGTGATCTTCTGAGTTATGTGTGGATTGAAGCCGAAAACATCGGTGGTGTTGGTGATACCAACACGGGTTTCTTCGATAAGGATGAATCCACTACTACAGAATTCCAACTTTGGATCGGAGGTCAAAAGGTTTCCCAAATTGATGCTTTGTATATCCAGGGTGTACACAACCTCTTGTATAAGGACACTCAAGCTAAGGCTTCGTGTGCCGTGACCCTGGACGAAGTTCCCCAGAATGCGCTGGGTTCGTCTACCGCCGCTAACCACTATATTCTCCCATTCTTCTTCAGTGATGATTGGACTAAATCTCTCCCCCTTGTCGGTCTCCAATACCACGATGTTGAAATCCGCGTGAAATGCCGGGGAGGAACATTCGCTCCTAATAGCGTAAAGGTATTCGGTACGTACGTCTACCTCGATACCGCTGAGCGTAATTTCTTTTCTGAATCTGAACATGAGATTTTGTTCACCCAGACACAGCATCAACTCATGGGTGCTAGTGACACCGAAGTTGATCTCACCTACTTTAACCACCCCGTCAAAGCTGTACATGTTGTTTCTTCCGAAGCCAATAACAATAAATGGTCAACAAATTGGACATTCGACACTGCCACGATGTACATCAATGGTACACCTCTATTCGAGGACATGTCTGCGACGTACCACCATAACGTTGTACCCGAGATGCACTGCTCCATCCTTCCACAGGATGCCTTAAGTACCATCTCTACGTTCACGTGGCCTTTCTGTATAACAATGAACAAATCTCAACCAACAGGTACACTCAACTTCTCTCGTATAGATAACGCTAAATTGGCTCTCAATGGTACCACCACTCGTACCGGTAACATGGTAAGGGCATATGCTGTCAACTATAACATTCTTCGTATCAAAAATGGTATGGGTGGTGTGGCATTTGGAAACTAAGTCAATCTATATTTTATGAAAAAGTATAAAAAATGGTTAAATCTTCTTCACGACCCCGTAAGGTACCCAAGTTCTTCGTTGACCTTGGACCCGAAATAGACAAGGTTGTCAAGAAGAAAATCGAAAAGCGTGATGAGAAGATCAAGAAACAGAAATGTATTATTTTAGCACTCGAGAATCAAGTTTCCACATTATCAGATGATCCAAAGAGTAGAAGACAAAAAGTGATTATAATTGATTTGGAAACCAAGCTTCTGAATGCTGAAAAACGTGTCAAAGAGGCTGAAGATGAGACAAGGAGGTACAAAGTGCGTCGCGTAAATATTTCAAATAAGACTGTGGAAAACGCATTTAAAAATTTACGAGATGGTAAATCACTTTCAAATATGCAACCGAACACGATCTTGTTGATTCAACAATCTGGTAGATGGGAGGATGCTCGCAAAATAAACGCGCGGATGAAGTTATGTTAAATGTTTATAGAGATACCACTCGCTTCGTTTTTAAGATCCTTTCTAAACGTTCGCACTCTTTCCGCATAAAAATATGTAATTCAATCACCTCACCTTTCAATTTAACCTGTCCAGCTTGCCTCGTCCATATCGTCTGTTCAACTCTGACCATATCGATACATGACATTTTCGTATCCGGTGCATTACTGTGATGTACCGTGATAACCATCGCATCCCGTTTCGTTTCACGTGAAATCTCATCTGTATGACATACAATTACATGCGCCCCAGAGTACCCAGCTATATGCATCCACCAATATCTGGGACTACTCATCATAGTAAGGTGGTCATTTTCTTTAGCATTTTGACCAACTCGTATTATCGTACCATCTTGGGAGGTGTATTCAATCATATTCAAGTA